TCAGCTTGGGCAGAACTAGCGAGATCTTGATTGATCGTCTGGTCATCAAGATCAACGCCAAACCGCTTCAGACGCATTCTAATATAACGACCGAACCCCTGCTGAACGTAACCGTTCAACGTGGGCTCCGCCGCTATAGGTCGATGCGTCTTAGCAGTCTTGGGCACCATCACCATACGGTTTGCCGAAACGATCTTTAAATCGCTAAGGGGACCGACGAGCGAGCCAAGGTAGTCATCTCCCGCAAGGGAGCGACAGACCCAGGGTATCGCGTCAAAGGTGACAGAAGGTCTACGAGATTTCTCGGCATGCGTGCTTCCTCGACGTAAGTCGAAGGTTGCACCGTTGCCGAACCGGCACAGTTCTGCTATCTTGTCGAAGTTTAGAGGTCCGAGTATCTGAGATATTTTACGCTGAACATCAAGAATAATGTTCGGCGCGACCGAGTAAGAACCGGTCGAAGCCTCAGAGTGGAGTCTTCTATTCGTCGAAAAGCATTGCTTCTCGGATTTCATCCAAGTGTCGAACGCTGAAAACTCGGGATTTACTCCTATGGCTTTTAACCCCTTCCACTTTCGTAGAAAGGAAACATAAGCATAATCTTTCGTAAACTGTTCTCTTGAACTGTACGTATTAGGATTGATATCGTAGTTGACATAGTCAAGAACGTTATCAAAGCTAATACTCGGGGAGAGGCGCGTCCGCAAAACTCTCATCGCTGAGAGTTCGACATCATCACGATGTTGCAGGCTCTTCATAGAGTGATCCTTACGGATTACTGAATGTAGGTCAACGTTTCCACGACGGCCACCACTTGGGCGTCCGCGAGGCTGTTGGCCATCATCTTCCGCAAATCTTTGCGGTTTTGAAGAGATGCGCGCTCAGGCATGACAAACTCCGAAAAGGAGCGGCAAATGTAACTCACCGTAGGTGCAGGAGCAATACCAGAGACAGTGTTATTAGACACCGTCTCCAGGATTGGTTCATGCAACGCGATGCGAGCACGTGCCGTACGACCTTCCGAAGATTGCCGGGCCGCTGGGGCAGAGGGCTTGACGAGCTCGATAGAGATCTTCCAAAATCCAATAGCATTGGATTGAGATTGATCTTCGAACCAGAACAAGCCGTTCTTGTCCCTCCCGACGGGAATGAAGGTGTGATTTACTGGTGTTCCCAGTGCGTCCGCGAGGACGATATTGGATGCCATTAAGGACCCTAGAAAGTTCACCGATCTCACGAAAGGTGTAAAGGCTCGATCACTCGAGTCATGATTAGCGCCTGCCGAGCAGCGTCCCAAGAAGGGCAGCTGCCGAAAGCATGCGAGACGAACCCATGTCAACGCCAAAAGAGGGTAGCGTTGGCGCGGGATATGAAGCTAAGACCGTCCGTTCAATGTTGGTGCTTTTGATATTACCCTTCCAGATACTGGAATGGGAAATCTCGCCGGCACCTACACCTACATCGGATATTCCACACTTCACTTCACCCACAGCAAGTCTAGTTCTGTAACCAGATCTGAACTTGTTGTCATTTATGAGATAGGTCTCATAATTACGGAGGTAACCTCCTACATTATAAAACCAATCAAAAACAAATGACAAAGGTGTGAGTTCCCAGGCGATGCTAACGGGATTCAACGAACTCCAGCGGCTGAGATCAAACTGTTCAGTACGTAAATCTAACCCGTAAGTGACGGAAACCTTTACAGGTTTTGATCCGCCTTCTACGGGGAAATTTACGCTGCCCAAACAGGTGTTCAGATTCACTGTTGTAGGAAAGTAGAAACCCGAAGCTCGTACCCGGTACCTTTGCGTCTTGTTGATTACCATCCTCAGGTTCTCATCCGCAATGCCGAAAATGGAAGACAACAATGGCTTAATACCATATGTATAAGTCAACCACGCTTTCGACGCTGCGCGAATCGGACCAAACCTCTTTACAAAGGTTGAAGTATAATCAACAGCTTGCTCACTAAGCTTTAGCATCTTCAACGTCTTACCCATCTCAGCTAGATCAATCGACAGATCAAGATCGCCGCGAGTCTGACTAGTCAGTTTCTCGAGCGCCTGATTCTGCAGAGGGTTCCAGTCAAAGACAGGTTGGTACGTTGCGCCGCTAATAGCCGTGTTGAGAGCAAAACCGTTAGCCGTCTCGATGTCCTTATTCAGATAAAGATAAGTCGCATTGTGTTGCAGAGCAATACGTTGCGCATTAAAATTATATGCATGTAAGGGCATCGGTTTGGTTTTCGGCCGCGGACCGGTGTAACCAGTTTGTGACCGAATGACAAAAGAACTCGAACTCTGCAGGATAGAATCATAGTAAACGTATCCGTCTTCACGGACACGCCTATGTCTCCACTCTGCAGGCACTCGAATGGAAATGTCCTTCATCACAACTCCTTTCTGGTGGTTACAAAAGATAGATTCTCTCACGAGAACCTCGCTCGGACGAGTAATATGACACGTTGTCAACTTACCTAGTTCTAGAAAAGAACGAAGTAAGGCGACTCAGCATCAGCGTGCTCTAAGACTCATGTGCTTCACAGCAATGAGCCTCCGAGGGTAAGAAAGGTCGTCTTTTCATTTACCGAGAAGATCTTGGTTTTTAACGATCAACCTGTGCAACTCAGACATCTCGTCGCCGTCCAATACGTCGGACAGAGAGAAATCAATCAGTTTCAAACAATCGCTTGTTGAAAGAAGATTGGTTCCTTCCTCTTCGTTGACGAAACGGTTAGCTGCGACAAGAAGTCTGACTACACATGTAGAAAGTTTCGAAACCATGAAACACTCCGGTAAAAGAGGGACG